CCTGGACAAGGCCGCGGACATCATCAGGCGTCACCCTGACTGGACAGACGCGGCAGTGGCCAAGAGCGCGGGGGTGTCCACTAAGACAGTCCAGCGCGCCAGGAACGGCACGGCGAAGACCCCTTGACGGCAGTTACTACCTCGGCTAGAGTAGTAACTACCCGAGCGAGAGGAACCGAGATGAACGGCAACGAACTCATCTGGCGGTATGAGAACCACGCCGAGGCGATAGCGCAATTCGGCTACCTCAAGTCCCTCGGATGCAAGGCGAAGATGTACCTCGCCTACACCGGAAGCGGATGGTGCGTTACGGCCCCCGCGGGCACCTGATGGTCGGCAAGAACAAGACGCGCCTCGTCGGCTGGCACCCGTCCGACCCCGCCCTCGTCGGATGGCTCGACGCCGAGGTCGAACGGCGCGGCGGCGGCCGCGGCGCGCAGAGCGCCATCCTTGACGAAGCACTGGAGAAGGCCATGAACGACACAGCGCAGCCTGCCCGCACCAGCCGCGACGGGGACCCGTGCCCGTCGTGGTGTGTCACCGACCACGCCCAGGTCACGTTCCACGGTGCCCTCCCGGCCGCCGTGGAGGCGCCGGCGGGCCGCACCTGCCATGTCCGGATGGTCCGGTACCCGGCGCGCGGCGGCACGGAGGTGTGGGTGTCGGCGGGCGGGATGCTGTCCGTGTCCGCCGTGGACGCGGCCAGCCTCGCCGCTCTCATCGAGGAGCTGGGCGCGGCGACCCCGGACGAGCATGCCGCGCTGGCCGACGTGATCCGGCAGGCCGCGCTGACCGCCGGGGAGGCGGGATGACGGGCGACGGCCCGGTCCTGGATGAGGAGGAATGATGGCTGAGATTGAGGCAGAGAACATATGGAAGGCGGCCGACTACCTCGGCACCGTGAAAATCGCCTGGCACAACAGGTTCTCCACCGAGGAACTGAAGGCCGCGGACGTCGTTCTGGCCGCGCTCACGAGGATAGGCGGGGAAGTTAGGCGCGGCGAGGCATGACAGGCCGCCCCGCTAGGATGACACCCGGACCGTTCGGTCCGTCCCCCCGCCGGCTTCACCGCCATGGCCCCGTGCATTGGCGTTCCCCGCTAGGAGTGCGCTTGGTCCGCGAGGAGGATGCTGCCGCGTTCGTGGTGGACGTGGCGGTGATGCTGAAGCTGTCCGGCCGTGACCCGGTGATCACGGCGGAGAACGGCGTATGGCTGGTGCGGTCGGGCGCGCTGATGCTGGCCGCGTTCGGCATCGGCGGCCGGGAGACGACGGAGGAAAACGGCGCATGACCGCGCTACTAGTGATCGGCATGGCTGCCCCGCTCTGGCTCGGGTTCGGAGCTATCGGATGGCAGGTGTGCCGCGCGGTCTCCCGATGGCGGCACCTGTGATCTGCGAGCACTGCGGGACGGTGTTCTGCTGGGACGACGCCGACACGATTCTCTTGGGCAGCACACCCAAGCGTTATTGCAGCAAGGCGTGCAAGAGGAACGCCAACCAGCGCCCGAGCCAGCGTGACAAGTGGAGGAACTACCGTTCGAGGAAGGCGTGCGAGGATCGGCCGAAGAACAGGTACGACAGCAGGGAAGAAGCCTTGTATGCAATCAGCCAGATCCGCCGCATTCCCCCGCTGTATCCGTATCTGTGCCGGTGCGGCTCCTGGCACCTGACGAGCCAGGAGCCGCCTGACGCCCGTCTCCCGGTGCCGCTGTAATCCGCCCGGCCCGGTTCCGCGTCTGTATGGTTGGCATCACTTAACCCACCCACACCGGGAGACCGTCTCCATGCGCAGACGCATCATCGCACTGGCCGCCGCACTGGCCCTGGCCGTCCTGGGCGTCACCGCCTGGATGGCGGGCGGCGCGGACGCGACCACCGGCACCTGCCTGAACATCGCCACGCCCATCTCCCAGCCGGTCGGCTGCGGCGGCCTGTACTTCTCCGGTCTCGGCACTCCCATCCAGCCGAACGGCACCAGCCTCACCCTGACCGCGACGAACCCGCAGTGGAACTCCCGCGTCACCGACGCGGTGTACGACCCGGCCCGCTCTGACCAGGACTTCACCGTCTACCAGCGGTGCAACAGCGTCTCCGGTGTCCGCACCGTCGCGGCCCCGTGCGGGTCCGGCACCCCGACGCTCGACCCGGACGGCCAGGCTGAGTTCGTCGCCGAGGCCACCCCGGTCGGCCACCACCTCGGCGGCGCGCTCAACAGCCCCGCGAACCTCTGCCTGAGTGTTGAGGCCGTCGCGAACGGCCCCGTCGTGCACCATCACCACGCGCTGCGCTGGCGGACCGTGCTCCGCACCTGCAACAGCCTCGGCGCCACGTTCTACCCCGGCATCCCCAATGGCGGTGCTGACGCGGGCACCACCGGCGTCGTTACCAGCCCGAACTTCTGGCAGACCTGGTCGCCGTTCGGCCCGGTGGGCAGCGGGTTCGTCTTCGCGAACAACGCGCTGTCCGGGAACGTGTTTAACCACAAGTTCGTCCTCGACGTCCCCGGCAGCTCCCATGTGGCCGGTCAGTGGCTGCTCGCCTTCCCGGAGAACGACCAGCCCAACCAGGTCGCCCGGATCATCGGCTGCACAGGGGCGCCGAACCAGATCACCCCCGGGCATTACGACTGCCCGTAGCATGACGGCGGGGAAGCCCCCGGCAGCGCACCGCCGGGGGCTTCCTGCTGCCAGCCGATTTACGATGGACTCCTGACAGCTCCCGATACCGTCGACTGCGGGCAGGTGAGACATGGACGGCGGATTCACCCAGGCGACGGCACGCCGGGACCGGGAACGCTGGCCGTATGCTCACGCGCTGACCGCCACCGACGGGACGCTGCTGATCGAGACAATCCACGGCAGCGAGCACAGTCTCCGCATGGAAATCGAGGTGTCGGCCTCCCGCATCGCCGCCGCCGAGCCTAACCGGGGCGGTCAGATCCCAGGCCGGATCGACGTCGACGGCCTCGCGGAGGAGACGTGGCGACCCTGGACTGGCAGGTGAGACGTTGACCGACCTGGCGGACCTCGTACGCGAGGCGTGTGACCTGCTCGCCGGGTACCTCCCGCGCCTCGAACGGCTGCTCGCCGAGCCGTCCAGCACGCAGAACGCCGCCGTCGGCATGTCCCCGCGCCCGGCGGACACCCCCGAGCCGTGGGACGCCCCGGCGGGCCGCGCGCTGATGGACGCGCACGAGGGCACCCGCCGGCTCGAGGCCGCGCTGCGGTACGCCCTGAACGGCCACCCCGGCGCCCGGCGCGGCGGATCCGCCCTCAACACGCGCCAGGCCCTCGACGCCATCCCGAAACTGGCCGCCGGGCTGACCGGGGACGACGAGGCCGAGGCCGCGCGGATCGTCGGCCGGTGGGTCAACGAGGCCCGGGCCGTCCAGGCGATCGACGAGGCGGAGCGGTGGCGGCCGGTGCCGTCCCGCGCCTGCCCGTACTGCCGGTGCTACTTCCTGAAGGTCCTGGAAGACGCCCGCGGGCAGCCCGCCGGGCGCGTCGGGTGCTTCGGGCACCTGGAGTCGGGGGAGCCGTGCCGGGCGGCGTGGGCCAGCCTCGCCGAGATCGCGCAGGACCTGGAGCGCGCCATCCTGTTGTGTGCCTTCCGCGCGGAGGCCGCCGTGTCATCCCCCGCATCCGGGGCTGACGCCCGTGGATGACGCTGACAGGGAACTGCTCCAGCAGGCAGCCGACGCGCTCTGGAACTGCGCCAAGAGTGTGCTGACCGTGAAGCCGACGCTGGACACGCCCTATGACGTGCCCTATGAGCAGTGGACGCCCTATACGCGGTGGGTCGAGCGCCCGGCGCGGGAGGCGCACGATCTGTGCATGAAGATCCGCAACCGCCTGAAGGAAGCCGGGTGAGCGCTGCTGACGGCTGGACCATCCCGATGGCCTGCGAGCAGTTCGCCGAGGCGGGGATGCCCGTCGACGAGGCCCGGTTCCGCATAGCCGTCACCCGCATGGCCCGGCTCCCGCGCATAGGCGAGACCAGGCAGCCGGCGGGCAGCAAAGGCGGCCGCGGCCACCCGCTGTATGAGATCTGGCAGCTGCAGCAGCTGCATAAGGACGTCGCCAGGTGGTGCCCGGCGGAAACGCCGGCATCCGGCGCTGTCTCCTGACTTCTCCGCGTGGCGGTAGCGGCGAGAGGTTGAAATGACGTAACTTGGCCTTGGCGCACCATGCCCACTCCCCCCCCGGGCAGGTGCGCCGAGGGCCAGGCCCGTGCGCTCCCAGCACACCATCGCGGGCCGCGCCCGTCATGCACGGCAGGCCCGGCACTCGTCCTGTACACCCTGTGGTGCCGGGCCTGACGCACACCCGGAGGTGATCGTGGACGACGACGGCTACGACCTGCTTGTGGCCCGCATCCGGCGCGGCACCACCGTCAACGGCGCCATCGTCGCGCTCTGCCCGGCCGAGGACGGCACCATCGTGGCCGACGTGTGCATCGACGGCCCGCCGGTGCCCTGACCATGGCAGCCGTGCTTAACTGCTGCGGGACGCCGATGACCTACCGGGAAGTCTTCGGCATCCGCGTCTTCTCCTGCGTTCACCGCAACCATGCCCGGCTGTACGTCAAGGGCGACCAGGTGATCTCCGAGGACGACCTGCCGGTGCACGCCCAGGAGCCCTGACCATGGCTGACCTGCCAGGCGAACCCGGCTGGTACCGGCTGGCGGATCACGGATGGGAGCCCGTGGACGACTCCGAGGCCGAGGCGGAAGTCCGGCATGGCGGCGGCTGGGACCTCCTCCACGTCACGACCGGGGCCATGGCCGAGACCCCCCTGTTCTGAGAAGGCGGGCACCGTGCACGGCATCCCCGCCGACATCGCAGCCAGCCTGTGCTACGCCGCCCTCGCCGTGTTCCTCGCGGCGATGATCTGGGCCGGCCTCGTGGCCGTCGTCCTTGAATCCGCGGAGACCCCGGAACCGCAGCCACCTGACACGGAGGCACCATGCCACGATTCATGATCCCCCGCTGCGCCCGCTGCGAGGCAGGAGCCTTAGCCATGTTCGGCATAGCGGCGATCGTGGCGTTCGCCATCGCGCTCATCCTGCAGCTCGCCTCGGTGTCCAGGGGCGCGGTCCTGACCGTGGCCACGTTCACCCTGATCGGGCTGCTGTGCCTGTCCGTCCACCTGGTCACCGTATGGTGGCCGTCCCGGCGCGGCGCGTAGGCCATGCCCGCGCGGGTGCGGTGGACAGGGAGCACGACACAGCGCGGCTACGGCTCGGCACACCAGCGGCTCCGCGCCCGGTGGAAGCCCACCGTCGATGCAGGCCAGGCGTCCTGTCACGCCGTCATCTGCCTCAAGCCCAGCAGGCACATCCAGCCGGGCACGCCCTGGCACCTCGGCCACACGCCCGACCGCACCGCATGGACAGGACCCGAGCACGAGCAGTGCAATGAGTCCGAGGCAGCACGGCGCGGCAACAGGATGCGCGGCAGCAACGTGCGCACCTGGCGCACATCACGGCAGTGGTGACACGCATAACGCATATGCATAAGACGTATGCATATGCATATGCATAAGAACATGCGCATACGACATGCGCCGCACAGGGAGCAGCAGCCATGATGCCAGGCAAGCCCGGCACGATGACCAGGTGCCCGGACTGCAACGGCACCGGCACGATGCCCGACGGGAAGACCTGCCCGGGATGCGACGGTGACGGCATGATCATCAAGCCGGGCACCTGACCCTCCCAATCGCATTCCCGCAGGTCAGGAGGGTAGGGGGGCGGGTTCGCGACGGGCAGGTCACCCGCCATGACTGCCGCAGCCATCTAGATTTACTTACTGAGCCAACTTTTCGCGTTTGTGCAGGTCAGGGGGCTTCGGCGTGCGGACCACGAACCGGGGCCAGCTCGAGCAGACGCTGAAGGAGCTGCGCCGCCTCGGCCGCATCGAGAAGATCGACGCCGCCGCTGTGCAGGCGCTCCGCTCGATGTCCGCCGCGCTGGACGGCAACCCGGAGAACGCGGCGCTGTGGCGGCAGTACCGGGAGGCGCTGAGGGAGCTGACGGCGGATGACGATAACGGCTCCGTCGACGCGGCTCTTGCCGACCTGTTCGCCGAAGTGGGCGACCAGGCGCCGTCCTGAGCGGGATTCGTTCGGCGGCGAGCTGGCGTCGGTCGCGGCCAAGCTGGGGCAGCCGTTCATGCCGTGGCAGCGTGACGCGGCCCTGGTCGGCTGCGAGATCGACCCGGACACGGGCCTCCCGGCTTACCGCAAGGTGCTGATCACGGTGCCGCGGCAGCAGGGCAAGACGACGCTGTACCTGTCCTGGCAGATCAGCCGGTGCCTGTCGCCGCGGTGGGTGCAGCCGCAGCGGTCGGCGTTCACCGCGCAGTCGGGGAAGGACGCGCGGGATAAGTGGATGGATGAGCTGTTCCCGCTGATCCGCCGGTCACGGGCGCTGAAGCCGCTGGTGTCCCGGATTTACGAGGGCATGGGGAACGAGTACGTCAAGTTCACGAACGGGTCGCTGATCCGGCTGCTGTCCACCTCGTCGTCGTCGGGGCATTCCAAGACGCTGCACCAGGCGGTGCTGGATGAGATCTGGCATGACGCGGACTCCCGCCGGGAGCAGGGCCTGGGCCCGTCGATGCTGACGATCGCGGATGCGCAGGTGCTGATGTGCTCGACGGCGGGGACGGCCGCGTCGGTGGTCCTGAACCGGTACATGGAGCTGGGCCGCGCGGCCGTGCAGGCGGATTCAGGGCACGGCATCGCGTACATCGAGTATTCGGCGCCGGACGGGTGGGACCCGGAGGATGAGGCGTCGTATTACGGGTTCATGCCGGCGTTGTGCCCGGATCCGCCGTGCCGGTGCGGCGGCGGGCGGTGGCGGCACACGGTGACGCTGGACGCGATCCGCAGCGAGCGTGCGTCGATGGAGCCGCCGGAGTTTGCCCGGGCGTACGGCAATGTCTCGAATACGACCGGGCAGCGGGCGAGCATGCTGGCTGGCGGGTGGGGTGACCGCGCTGACCCGGGGTCGCAGATCAGCGGCCCGGTGGCGCTGGCGTTCGCGGTGGCGTCCGACGAGTCCCCGTGGCCGGGCGCGACGTCGATCGCGGTGGCGGGCCGCCGCGCTGACGGCCTGGGTCACGGCGAGCTGACGGAACCCGTCCGGCCGGGGACGGCGGGGCTGGTGGACCGGCTCGTGGAGCTCGCGGAGCGGCATGATCCGTGCGTGCTGGTGCTGAACGGCGCCGGCGGCGCCGAGGTGTTCGTCAAGGAACTGGTCGAGCGCGGGTTCGTGGTGACGGCGCCGGGCAAGGATCCGCCGCCGGGGAAACGGCGGCTGCAGGTGACGGGCGCGCGGGAGTACGCGCAGGCGTGCGGGGCGCTCGCCGATGACGTGAAGAACGACCGGTGGCGCCACCTGGGCCAGGGCCCGCTCGACGACGCGGTCAAGGGCACGCGGACCCGGACGCTGAAAGACGCGTGGGCGTGGTCATGGCACGGCGCCACGGCCTGCAACGCCCCGCTGGAGGCGATCACCCTAGCGAGGCACGGGTTCATGACCCACGGGACGGCCCCGCCGACACCGTTTTTCGGATCCTGGCGCTGAGGAGCCCAAACGTTGACATCCGTCGCTGAGCGCATACCTCTGGACCGCATCGAGCACCGCGCCCGGCATGCCCGCCCAGGCCGGGCCGTCCTGGTCGTCGTCGCGTCGCTGCTGTTCGGCCTCGGCTGGCTGGCATGCAAGGCGTGCGCGCTGTCATGGCTGGCGCTGGCTTGGTGCGGTTCCGCGGTCATCGAAGGCTGGCAGTCGGCCAAGGCCGGGCAGCGAGCACCCTAACCAGGTCGGGAGGCCATGAGTGGGCGTCCTTGACCGGGTCAATGCCCGCGCGGCCCGCCGCGGCGGCCGTGACGAGCAGCGGTACAGCATCGACTCGTGGATCAGCGACTACCTGATCCCGTCGGGCGGCCAGTTCTCCTACGGCAGCACGTCGTACCCGTTCGGCCTGGGCCAGCAGTCCCTGGCCGGGAACCGGGCCGCGGAGATCGCGAACAGCCTGCCGGGATACCGGGCGGCGCTCCAGGCGTGCCCGCCGGCGTTCGCCGCGCAGATGGTCCGCGCCCTGGTGCTGTCCCAGGCCAGGTTTACCTTCAGGAACCCGCCGTGGCACCGGGCGACGCCCCGGCGGACGTTCGGGAACCCCGACCTGGGGCTGATCGAGCGGCCGTGGCCGAACGGCACGACGGGCGAGCTGGTGTCCCGGATGGAGTGGCACGCCGGGCTGGCCGGGAACGCGTTCGTGTACCGGCAGCCGGGGCGGCTGCGGGTGCTGCGCCCCGACTGGACCGGGATCATCTACGGGTCGCAGGCCGAGCCGGACTGGCCGTCGGGCGCCCTGGACGCGGACCTGATCGGCTACGTCTACGCGAACCGGGGTGTCGGGGTCGGGGAGCCGCACTTGCTGGACCCGCGGGACGTGGCGCACTGGTCGCCGCTGCCGGACCCGGAGATGACGGGCCTGGGCATGTCGTGGCTGACGCCGGCGATCCGGGAGATGCAGGGTGACCGGCTCGCGTCGGAGCACAAGATCCGGTTCTTCGAGCAGGGCGCCACGCCGAACCTGGTGGTGAAGGGGATCCCGGCGGTGTCGCGGGAGGCGTTCACTGACCTGGTGAATGACATGGAGGAGCGGCACGCGGGCGTCGCGAACGCTTACCGCACGCTGTACCTGACTCAGGGCGCCGACGCGACGGTGATCGGCAGCAACTTGCAGGAGCTGGACCTGGCCGCGGTGCAGGGCCGGAACGAGACGCGGCTGTCGGTGCTGTCGCGGGTCCCGGCGGCGGTGCTGGGCATCTCGGAGGGCCTGGCCGGGTCGAGCCTGAACGCGGGGAACTTCGGGATGGCCCGGCGGATCATGGCGGATACGTGGGTGTACCCGACGCTGCAGGACCTGGCGAACTCGCTGGCGTCGGTGGTGAAGGTCCCGGCGGACGCGGAGCTGTGGTTCGACACGGCGGACATGCCGATCCTGCGGGAGGACGCCCGCGACGCCGCTGACATCGAGGCGGTGAAGGCCGTGACGATCACCTCCTACGTGAAGGAGGGATTCACGCCGGAGTCGGCGGTGGCGGCGGTCCGGGGGCAGGACGTATCGCTCCTCAAGCACGGCGGCCTTCTGTCGGTCCAGCTCCAGCCGCCGGGGTCGGCCCTGCCGGGAACTCCGGCGGCACCTGTCCCTGCGGTACTGCCGGCGGACAGCGGCACGGGAGGAGCAGGCAATGGCTGACAGGGGATCTGACCTGAAGTACGGCCACGGGTCGGCGCTGTGGAAGTACTGGACCGCCGGCGAGGGTTTCGCGAAGTGGTCCGGGGCCGTCCACAAGTGGACGACCCTGCGGGACCTGCTGCTGAAGGCCGGCGTCCCGCCGCTCGACGCCGACGGGCTGACCACCAACATCATCACCGCGACAATGCCGGGCTACATGAAGCAGGCTCACGCGAAGGAGAGCAAGCACATGACGCACTTCGCCCCGGCCCTGGATGTGGTCCGCTCCGGCGGCGGCATGGAGCTGCAGCCCGCCGAGGACGGCTCGCTGGGCACGCTGACCGGCCGGTTCTCCGAGTTCGGCCGCTGGTACCGGGTGTCGTCCAAGATGGAGGGTGATTTCCTCGAGCGAGTCGCCCCGGGCGCGACCGCGGACACGATCCGCGACAACAGGGACTCGATGCGGGTCCTGTTCGACCACGGGATGGACGCCCAGATCGGCAACAAGGTCCTCGGCCCGATCGCGTCGCTGACTGAGCGCAGCGACGGCCCCCACTATGAGGTGCCGCTGTTCGACACCAGCTATAACCGGGACCTGCTGCCGGGCCTGAAGGCGGGCGTGTACGGGGCGTCGATGCGGATGCGGGTCACCGGCGACGAGTGGGATGACAAGCCGGCCCGGTCCGACGCGAACCCGGACGGCCTGCCGGAGCGGACGATCACGGCGATGAAGGTGCTGGAGTTCGGCCCGGTGACGTTCCCGGCGAACCCCGGCGCGTCGGCCGGGATCCGGTCCGGCACCGACGACTTCTATCACCGGCTGCGGCAGGTGGACGCCCCCGCGTTCGAGGACGCGCTGCGGGCGTGCGGCCTGTCCGCGGAACTCATCGAAGCCGGGGTCCGCTCCGGCTTGCCGCTAGAAGACTTCACCGGGCGGGACGGCGCGCGGAGCGCCCCCGGCGGTGACGAACCAGAAGATGACGTGCAGCCAGGAAACGGCGAGCCGTCGCCAGCCAACGGAAACCGGGCGGCCCTGCGGGGCCGCGCCTGGCGCATGAGGAGACAACCGTATGCCTGAGAAGAAGACCGAGGTGCAGGAGCCGTTCATGCCGGAGAGCATGGACGACCTCCGCGGCCGCACCCCCGACGAGCTCCGCAAGATGCTCGAGGTACTCGACGCGCACCTGAAGTCGCTGCACCAGTCCGACGAGGGCGAGCTCCGCGACCTGTCCGACGAGGAGGAGTCCGCGTTCAACGTCGGGATGGACCTCCGCACCGAGATCGTGGAGCGGCTCGACAAGCACACGAAGATCGCCGAGGTGTTCCGCCGTCGCCCGGCCGTGGTGCAGCAGGCCATGGCCAACATCCGGTACGGCCTCGACGATCCCGCCGGGGACACCCGCCGGCTCACCAACCCCGAGGCCCGCGACAAGGCGCTGCGGGTCCTGGACTCCCGCGACGCGTCCGACCTGTCCGACGCGCAGAAGACCCAGGTGGAGAAGATGCTCCGCCGGGACACGATCACCGCACGCCGCATCCTCGTCACCGAGAACGAGGACTACCGGACGGCGTGGATGAAGATGGTCACCGACGTCCACCCGGTCCTGACGCCGGAGGAGAACCGGGCCGTCCAGGCGTGGTACGAGTTCCGTGCTCTGGGTGACTGGACGACTACAGCGGGTGGTTTTGGCATCCCTGTTTTCATTGATCCTTCAATCATTTTGACCGCCCAGGAATCAGGCAATCCGTTCCTGTCGATCGCCAAGCAGGTCACCGTCAACACGAACCAGTGGAAAGGCGTCTCGTCTGCTGGTGTCACGTGGGCGTTCCAGACTGAAGCCGCGGCGGCCACGGACAACTCCCCGACC